GCAAGGGCGCCAGCACGGCGCGGCTCGAAAGCCTGCTCAAGGCGGTCCGGACCACCCGGCGCAAGGCGTGGTCGGAGATCAACGAGGAGTGGGCCAAGGAGCTGTCCGAGTTCGCTCAGATGGAGGCGGAGGAAGCCCAGAAGATGGTGGTGAGCTCCTCGCCGGTCGTCGTGGAAACGCTCCTGCCCGCCGCCGACAGTCTCAGGGCCATTGTCAGCTCCAAGCCCTTCGAAGGCCGCACGCTCAAGGCTTGGGCCAGCTCGATCCAGAACGAGGACCTGCGCCGCATCGAGGCACAGATCCGCCGGGGCGTGGTACAGGGCGAGACGCCCCAACAAATCGCCCGCCGCGTGGTGGGCACCGCTCGTCTCAAGGGCACCGACGGCGTCACCCAGATCACCCGGAACAACGCCTCCGCGATCACCCGGACAGCGGTCAACCACATTGGCACCGAGGCGCGGCAGCAATTCTACAACAAGAACAGTGACTTGTTCGACCGGGAGCAGTACCTGGCGACCCTGGACAGCCGCACAACGGCGGTGTGCCGGGCGAACGACGGCAAGACTTTCCCGATGGGCGAGGGGCCAATGCCTCCGCTGCACTTCCAGTGTCGCAGCCTCCGGGTGCCGACCTTCGACGGCGACACCCTGGCCGACCGCCCGGCGAAGCCCACCACTGAGAAGATGCTCCTGCGCGAGTACGCCAAGAAGAACGGCCTGGACCGGGTGCCCAAGAGTCGCTCGGGGCTGCCCTACGGCCACAAGGGCAAGTTCGACCAGTTCAAGCGCCAGCGCGTTCGCGAGCTCACCGAGCGTGTTCCGGAGAGCGTGAGCTACAACGATTGGCTGGCCCGCCAAAGCCGGGAGTTCCAGGAGGACGTCCTGGGCAAGAAGAAGGCTCGCCTCTACAGGGACGGGAAGCTCACCCTGGACAAGTTCGTGAACCGCAACGGTGACGAGCTCACCCTGGCCGAGCTCAAGTCGCAGTTCCCGGACGCCTGGAAGCGCGCCGGGCTGGCCGACGAGTTCGACACCGTGGGCTTCACCGAAGATGAGATGCGCCAGGGTGTGCTGGCGACCCTGGGCGGTAACAAGCGTCTGTACAACCAGGTCGTCGACGATCTCAAGCGCGACTGGAACATGGACGATTTGCCCCCGGACGCGCCGGAACGCGCCCTGCCGGACCATGAGCTGATCTCCCTCCGCCAATATGCTGGTGAGAACTACAACCTTGTCAACAAGTACCTTCGCGGCGATCAAGACCAGTTCATGGTCGATGAGATCGGCGAGAACAACCTGCGCGCGTTCATCCAAGCGGGCGAGGAAGGCTTGGACAAGCTGCCCACCTACAAGGGCGCGGTCTATCGTGGCGTCAAGTCCAACGCCACGCTGGCCGAGCGCATCGCCGAGCAGTACGAGCCTGGGCAGACCGTCGTCGAGAGTGCGTTCACGTCTACTTCGATCAATCCACAGGCTGCCTTCACCGGGAAGGTTCAGTTCGCCATCAAGTCGAAGAGCGGGCGCGATATCAGCCGGATCAGCGCCATGGGCAAGCTGGAGCAGGAGGTGCTCTTCAAGCCGGAGACCCGGTTCCTGGTGCTTGACAAGATCCAGCGCGAGGACGGCACGTATGTCATTACTTTGGAGGAGGTGGACTAGGCGCCCTTGCCGAGCGGCGCCTGTTGCCTTTTACTTAGCCCAGGACCAAGGAGGCCAGCCATGAAGCTGAGCAAGGAGCAGAAGGAGTTCGTGGAGAGCGCCAAGGGTGCGCTCGCCGGTGCCAAGGCGCACCCCACGCCCGAGCAGTTCAAGAGCAAGCGGTGGCAGGAGAAGGCTGCCTCGTTCCCGGTGGGCCGAGGCGAGGTTGACCCCGTCGATCCAGAAAACTGAGAAATCTGCACCCGGAGGGGTTGCCTTTTGCTGGCGCCATCGCTATATCTATAGTTACAGGGCGGTTGACGCCCACCAGAAAAGGAGAGACACCAAGCCATGCCCGCCGATCTCGCCCGCGCCGCCCGCGCCGCCCTCGCCGACCTGCTGCACGGCATCGACGTCAAAGCTGCGAACGCCGACGCGGCGGTTCGGCGGGCGGCTCAGAACCCCCAGCCTCTCGACCTCAAGTAGAAAAGGAACAGTACTATGCCGATCCAAGTCAACAAGCTGTGGTTGGTCAAGGTCATGAAAGACGGCGTCATGACCGGGTACCTGAAGGGCGCCAACGACACTGTCCTGGAGTTCCATCAGTACGAGGCGGCGGAAGCCATGGCTTCGGCTGCCCAGGAAAACTACGGTGGGCGCGCGAACGTGCAGTACGTCGTCAAGGAGCAGCGGGTCACCAGCGAGTGGCTGGACCAGCCCGAGCCGGGCAACGCCCAGCGCACCCCGCAGTGGGGTGCCAAAGCCTTCAGCTAGAAAAGGAGAGACCAGATGCCGATCTTCGGAAACCAAATGCCTCCGAAGAAGCGCCCGGCGTTGAAGGACGCCCTGCACACCAAGCTGCGCCCGTTCAACAAGCTGGACTACACCGGCTTTGCGGGCGTCGAGGGCGACCCGTACATCGGCGAGTGGGGCACTCGTTGGGTGATTATCCACGACATCAAGGAGGACTACATCACGATCCAGGCCATCGACCAGGTTGACAATGAGACCATCAACTGGGAGCTGATGGTCGAAGGCGTGCAGATCTGCCCGCCGGAGTCCTGACAGAAATCTGCGACGCGCCCCTTGCCTTTTGCAGGGCGCGTCGCTATATTTAGGGTGTGGTCAAGAAAAGGAGACACACCATGGCCAAGATGATCCTGGAAGTCCAGCACGGCGATCCCTCCTCCGGCTGCACCTATCTGATGTGCGAGGTGCCGGAGGGCTGGACCATCCGCATGGTGCCCGCCGCTTTGCACACCCAGCAGGGCTTCAAAAAGCGCATCCGCAAGCACGAGACCGCTGCCCGTTGGGCCGAGCACCTGGAGTACCTCTGCCGCGAGCAGGGCGCCCAGGCCAAGACGGTCACCGACGAGGCATACAAGCTGCTGGAGCTGGCCTCCTACCTCGACTAGTCCCCACGCCCCGCCGCGCGGCGGCGGGGCTCACTGCCTCCTTAGAAAAGGAACTATGAGCATGCAGATGGAAATCGACGCCCGCGTGGAGCTCACCGAGGACATTGAAGTGGAGAGCGGCGGTGATTACACCACGCTGCTGCCCCTGACCACCGGCACGGTGATTGGGCACCCCTCCACCCGTACCTTGATGGTTCGCTTCGGCCCGCGAGACAGCGCGCACGGTCTGCGGGTCGAGGTGCTCAACGCCCAGGTCCGCCCGGTCACTCTGAAGTGGTTCGACGTGGAGCTGTACTGGCACATTGATGGCGACGATGACGTCCTCATCCCGTCGCAGACCGTGAAGGTGCGCGGCGAGGACCTGAACGAGGCGCTGGACAAGGCGAACCGCATGCAAGAGCGCCTGAAGCCCGCTGGATCCGGCACCACCACCCAGGGCTTCGACCGGCGCTTCTGGGAAAGCCGCTCGTTCTCCTAGCCTCCCTGGCGAGCGGCTCACTGCCCCGGCGCCACGCGGCGCCGGGGCACTTTTCTCCAGAAATCTGCAAGGTAGGGGTTGCCTTTTGCAGCTGACGTCGCTATATCTATAGGTACAGGCAGCGACGCCTCAGAAAAGGAGAAAGCCAGATGCCCCGCAAGTCCCGCCTCCTGAACGTGCCCGCCGACGCCCTGGCCCACCAGAACAACTGTGCTGTGGTCGCCACCGCCGCTGTCGCGGGCGTTGAGTACGCCAAGGCTCACGAGGCTTGCGTCCAGCACGGCTTCGCTGGCCGGGGCATGTACGACTACCAGTACCACAACGCGATCCGCGACCTGGGCGCCCAGGTGAAGTGGGGCATCCTGGACGGTTACGTTGGGCTGACCGTGGCCCAGGCGGTGCGCCAGCTGCCGAAGGAAGGCCGCTACCTGGTCCAGATCAAACGCCACGTGTTCGCGGTGGTCGACGGCGAGGTGGTCGACACCTACCACAAGAGCCGCGCCCGGGTGCAGACGGTTCGCCGGGTAGAGGCGCCCGAGGCGCCCACCTCGCCCGCCAAGAAGGCGCGCAAGGTCGACACCCACGCCCTGCGCGACCGGGTGATCCGCATCGGCGCCGAGGCGCAGCGCCAGGGCGTCACCGAGGACAAGCTGCGCGCCGCCCTGGGCCGGATGCGCAAGCAAGGCATCCAGGTCAAGTCCCTGGGCGACACCTACTTCTACATCGGGTGACAAACGGCTAACCTTCTCACATTCTGCGCGATGAGCCCAGCGGAGCATCCTCCCTGGGCTTGTCGTGTTGTCCCTCGGTGCGTATGATGTCTTCCGCACGGCCATGGGGTCGTCCCGTGTCGGAGGCATGGGCCAACGCACTGAGAGGAACACATCATCATGCTCAAGGCAATCTACAGCTCGGCGGACGAGATCCCCGAGGGCTTCAAGGATCTCTACGAGGAGCGCGACGGCCAGCTCCAGCTCACCAAAATCGAAGGTATTAAGACGGACGCTGATGTGCATCGCGTCCAGTCGGCGTTGGAGAAGGAGCGCAACGACCGCAAGAAGCTCCAGGAGAGCTGGAACAGCTTCTTCGGCGACAAGAAGCCGGAGGACATCCAGGCGCAGCTCGACAAGATCCCCGAGCTGGAAGCGGCGGCGGACGGCAAGGTCGACGAGGAGAAGCTGAACCAGATCGCCGACAGCCGGGTCAAGTCCAAGACCGCGCCGCTCGAGCGCGAGCTGAACAACACCAAGACCGAGCTCCAGAAGGCGCAGGAGACCATCCAGCAGTACCAGGCCAAGGAGACGCAGCGCACCATCCACGATGCGGTGCGCGAGGCGGGCAGCAAGGCCAAGGTCCTGGACAGCGCCATGGAGGATGCTCTCATGCTGGCCGAGCGCGTGTTCGAGGTCAGCGAGGACGGCAAGGTCGTCGCCAAGGAAGGCGTCGGCGTCACCCCGGGCGTCACCCCGGACGTGTGGCTGTCCGAAATGCAGCAGAAGCGCCCGCACTGGTGGCCCGCCTCGCAGGGCGCCGGGGCGAAGGGCTCTGGTGCCCAGGGCTTCGCGAACAACCCCTGGTCGGCGGCTGGTTGGAACATGACCAAGCAGGGCCAGATCGTGCGCGAGCAGGGCATGGAGAAGGCTCAGCAGATGGCCAAGTCGGCGGGGTCCTACGTGGGCGCCGCAAAACCCCCGGCGAAGTAAGGAGATCGACTCATGGATATCGCTGCCATCGGCATGGCGGTTCTGTCTGGCGTTATCGGCATCGTCGTGCGCCTTGTCTGGAACCGCAAGGTTGGGCGCCACCTGCGCGCCCGCTTCCACCGCAATTGGCTGTTCAATCGAGGCGTCGTGGTCGGGGAAACCAACGTGCGACGCGCAACCCCGAGCGCCTTCGAAGTGTGGAAGGTGGAGGATGTCGATGGCGGCGACGTCCTGATGTCCACCAAGAACGGAGACCAGAAGGTCTGGACCTGGATGCCCATCGGCATCTTCAAGCAAGGCGGCATCCAAATCGTGTCGCACGCCGAGCCGGGCGCGTAAATTGACTTGTCGTCAACTCGCGTCAAAGCTATAAAGATCGGGTAAAGACATCGTCCTCATGGGAGGACGATGTCTGCCCCGAACGAACGCGGGCCTGCCATGGGGCGAGGCTCCGGTTTCGCGAAATCGTAGAGCCATGAACACATAGGAGATTTACCATGGCAGACGGTCCCCTGACTCAGATCTCGGACGTTGTCGTTCCGGAGATCTTCACCCCGTACGTCCAGCAGATGACCGAGGAGAAGTCCCGGCTCATCGCTTCCGGTGCGGTGACGCGTGACGCGGCGATCGACGGCCTGCTGGCCGGTGGTGGCCTGACGTTCAACGTCCCGTCCTTCCGTGACCTGGACAACGACGACGAGCGCACGTCCACGGACACGAGCATCGACGACTTCACTGGCGGCTCCGCTGCCCCGGACCCGCACAAGATCGGCACGGCCACTGAGATCGCGGTTCGCATGAACCGTAACCAGTCCTGGTCGACCGCCGACCTGACCTCGGCTCTGGCCGGTGCGGACCCGATGGCCGCGATCTCCGGTCGCGTGTCCGACTACTGGCGTCGGCGCCTCCAGGCGGCGTTCGTGGCCACCATGAAGGGCGTGTTCGCCGACAACGACGCTGCCCCGAGCGGCTCGGAGCACGTCCAGGGCGACATGACCGTCGACATCAGCGGTTCCTCGTTCACGGATGGCGTCACGAACTTCACCACCGAGGCGTTCATCGACGCGGCGGTCACCATGGGTGACTCGATGGAGGATCTCGGCATGGTCATGGTCCACTCGGTGGTCTATGCTCGCATGCAGAAGAACAACCTCATCGACTA